CACCTTCCGCATGATCCCCGTGCACACCGTGGCCAGCATCTCCATGAACACGCTGACCCGCTTCAGTTCCTCCAGGATCTGCTTCTGGGTGTCTTTCTCTTCCTTCGGTTCCACCGTCTCACTCCTTTCTGCAGGTTGATGGTGTCTGATTATTGGGCCGTTCGTTTCGTTGTCTTGTCCTTGCCTCCAGTGCCCCCGGGTGCTCCTGCTTGAACCGGATCACCGCCTGGTACAGGGTGCGCTCGAAGGTGATGGAAATATCCACACTTTCACCTCGTTTCCGATTTCTACAGGTTCGATTTGATTCAACTTTTGCGGCAAAAATTAATGTCATCGAGCCGCAGACCGTAAAGCTTCGCAAGCTCGACCGCCTTGTCCGCAGTAGGCATCCTCTCGCCGTGCTCCCATTTGATCAGCGTGGCAAGTGAGATGCCCAGAGCCTTGCAGGCTTGAGACTGCGTGAGTTCAGCGTTCACTCGTGCAGCCTCGAGTGATATCCTGAGTTTTTCATTCAATTGGTGTTGACCTCCTTTCTTCAGTTGTTGCCCACACTGGACAGTTTAATCGAATTCAACCGACATGTCAACAGTTTAATTCAACTTTTGTAGAAAAAAATTTGCTTTTCATTCAACTTTTTGATATTCTATCTCTGGGAGGTGGCTGGAATGGATAAGCGGCAGATTTTCAAAAGAGAACTCCCCAAATATATGGACAAGGCCGGGATGAAGCAGGTTGACCTTGCAAAGGCGCTCGGTATGTCAAAATCCACTGTGCATTGCTGGATCACTGGCAAGGCCTTTCCGGAGATTGATACCATCCAAAGAATAGCCGATGCCATCGGATGCCAGACGGACGATCTGATTGTAGAAAAGCCGACGTCAACCTCGCTGGAATTCCTGGCGGGGACCGTTCAACAGTATGCCCTTTCCGCATATACAGCACTCAATGAACGAATCAAGCCACAGGCCCCTGCAACTCCGGCAGAAGATGCAAAGCTCGCGGCCCTCTGGAGGAATGCATCGCTCCAGGCCAAACGTGCTGCAATCGCGGTTCTTGAATCTATGAAGGAGGACAAGTTCGCAAAATGAACGCCGTCATCTATGCCCGCTTCTCTTCCTCCACCCAGCGGGAGGCATCCATTGAGCAGCAGATTAACGCCTGCATGTCGTATGCCGAAAGCACCGGCTACAGCATCATCCAGACGTACGCAGACCGCGCTCTGACAGGCCGGACGGACAGGCGCCCACAATTCCTCCAGATGATAAAGGACGCCAGGAAAGGCCATTTCTGTGCCGTTATCGTGTATGCTCTTGACCGCTTCTCCAGGGACAAGTACGACAGCGCCCGGTACAAGCACGAGCTCCGGGCCTGCGGGGTGCGTGTGGTCTCCGCAACAGAGCCGATCACTGACAACCCATCCGGCGTTCTGATAGAGTCCGTCTTTGAAGGGCTCGCCCAGTATTACAGCGCAGAGCTGTCCCAGAAGATCCGGCGCGGGTACGAAGACAACGCGAAGAAGTGCATGGTAGCCGGTTCTGTTCCCTACGGCTTCCGGCGGTCCTCCAGTGGCCACTATGAGATCCTACCGGAGGAAGCGGATATTGTCCGGGAGATCTTCCGGCGGGTGGCCTCCGGGGAATCCTACGCCGACATCTGCCGGGATCTGAACGACAGGGGCATAAAGACCCGGCATGGATCCACCTGGAACCGGTCGTCCTTCAACACGATCCTGCACAACCGGCGGTACATCGGCACCTACATCTCTAAATATCATGTGCAGGAAGACGCCATCCCGCAGATCGTGGAGAAGGAGCTGTTCTACAAGGTGCAGAGTACCAGCCACGAAAAGCGTGGCCCGCGGAGGACTCCTAACGGATATTATTCTCTGACAGGAAAGCTTTTCTGCGGTCTCTGTGGGGATACCATGACAGGCACCAGCGGCACATCGAAGTCCGGCAAGCTTTGCTTCTATTACACATGTCACGGCCGCCGGGCCCACCGGTGCGATCAGCGAAGCATCCCCAGGGATCAGCTGGAGGATCTGATCTGCAGCGCGATCTGGGACGATGTCCTTTCCGATGACTCCATCCGCTGGATGGCCCACCAGACGATCCTTGACCAGGACAAGCTGCAGGCCGACTCAGATCTGGGCATAGTACAAGCGGAACTTGTACAGTGTAAGAATCAAAAGGCCAACATTCTGAACGCAATCAAGGCGGGAATCTTCACGCAGACCACCAGGGACGAGCTGCTGCGTCTTGAACAGGAAGAGGCTGAGCTGGAAGACCGGATCCACCAGGCGGAGCAGCTGACGGCAGAGCTCCCGACAGAGGACGACATCATCAGCTTCCTGGAGCTATTCCGGGAGGGCCTGGAGGATCAGACTCTCAAACGGTCCGCCCTGCTGGACGCCTTCGTCACCCGGGCGGAGGTACATGCGGATCATGTTCTAATATTTTTCCGCATAAAAAAAGAAGACCGGCAGACTTGTGCCGATCTTCCGGAGGCATGGGGCGAGTGTTCGCCTTGCGCCGTCAAGTGGACTTGCGGAGCGTCTAAACGAACACTCTACCACTATAATGGTTTCTTTGTTCTGAGAATTGCAGCATAAATAAAAAAGCGCCCCGGGATCACTCCCGGGGCATGTCTTATTCCTCGTCAGGCGGTTGTACTGTCAGATCGTTGGCGGCGTCCTTGTGGTACTGCATCGTACTGATCCCAAGCAGTGCGCCCAGGAAGGCGTCCACCGCCGTGATAGTTCCGACGATCTCTTCCGCCAGGGGCAGATTCCAGATCCGGGCCAGGGCGAAGTACAGCGTACCCACCGCCGGCAGCAGGATCTGTGCAATGAACTTCAATACATCATACATCCGATTGCTAAGCTTCATGATCATATCCTCCTTCTTACTGTACGGCGTGGGCTTCCACCGGATGCGATTCCGGCGGGATGGATGGCAGCGCCCGCACCTGGTTGTATATGTCGCTGATCACGTTGTTGGGCCCCAGTGTTTCGTATTGGGTGTACATGTTCTCCACGTTGTCCCGGTCGCCGGCGCTGATCCAGCCCCGGGCCAGGTAGTGGTTGAAGGCCTGCAGCAGCCTGTCCCGCAGCAGTGCCTGGACGCCCAGCATGGTGGCCTTGTTCTGTGCCTCCACCCGGGCGCTGGCCTCCTCTGAGTCCTTGACCCGCTTCTCCAGCGGGCGTTTTAAGAATACCGCGATCAGCACGCCAACGAGACCGGAAATGATCCCGGATACCCCGCAGACGCTAAGGATCTGTGACAGCTCCATCGGTTATTCCCCCTCTTCCGGCGCCATCACAGCGCCTGTGTAATTCCCCACCAGCGCCTCCGCGTGGTGTTTCGCCAGGTGCGGGATGGTCACGGTGTAGAGCACCGCCCCGCCGCCCTTCAGCGCCTCGTCAATGGCCTCCCATGTCTTCGGCCCGCAGATCCCATCAGCCACCAGCGGCGGATGACCCGCCTGGAAAGCCTTCACGGCCGCTTCAGTTTTTGCTCCGTAGATCCCGTCCGCACCGGTCGCACCGACATCATACCCACGCTGGATCAGCTTCGTCTGCAACAGCGTCACATACTCTCCGCGGCTTCCTCTTTTGATGGTCGGCAATGTCACAGGAATTTCTCCTCCTTCCAGCCCCTTTGGGATCGCCCAATGGGTGCATCTTTTTGACAGCTTCTCCTTCTTCACTTCGCCGGAGCAATGGATCATGTATCCGTTGCCCACATACCATCCAATGTGAGACATTACGGACGGATTCTTCGTGTCCTGCCAGAATACGCAGCAGAGCTGCTCTGGGATGGTATCAATGGTGCCCTTTGCAGTCCAGTTGGAATCCGCCCGCCACATTGAGGAACAGCCGCCGCCGGTGAACGAGATCCCAACTCGTTTGGCTGTTTGCTTGATAAATCCCTGGCAATCATCGATCAGCACCCGCTCACCGCCGGGGAACCACCGGCACCCATCGCAGGAAGATTTTGTTCCGTTCAGGATCTGACATTTCTTCCGGGTCAGGGCTGCCTCTGCTTCGGATTCTCTCTTGATCAGCGCTTCCCGCCTGGAAGACGTGCATTCCTGGCCCGTGGCGCCCCACACATAGGGCCAGCCGATCTCCGCTTCCGCAGTGGCAATGATGATTTCCGTTTTTGTGCGGCCTTCCGATCTCAGCTGTGATACAAGCTCATTCACTTTTTTAGCGCTGTTCATGCCGTTCCTCTTTTTTTATTGCTTTTCAACTCTGTTCCCCTTTTATTTCGCGGCTTATCTGCTATAATTGAGTATAGAAAAAGAGCGCTCGCGGCTGGTCCCCGCTTACGCTCCGGCGGAAGATGTGAGTGTGGCACATCGTCCAGAGATGATAGTATCACATCCTTTCGCCAGATTCAAGAAAGGATGTGTTTTTTGTGTCAAATTCTTCCGAATCCTTCCGCAATGAGCTTGCTGCCAAACTGATGAGCGCAATCCCGCAGGATCAGGTCGCCGCGGTGCTGTCTGTCCTGGACGTCACACTGTCCGGATACGATGTGTCCCGGAAACAGGTGGAACTGATCATCTCCGACAGCATCCCGGAGGTGGTAAAATACTACATTGCCAGTAAAGCGGTCGCAAACCTCAGTGAAGGAACACTCAAGATCTACCGTCTTCGCCTGGTGGACTTCTTCACCGTGACGAAGAAGTCGTATCAGGATATCACGGCGAATGATATCCGGATGTATCTGTTCTATTGTCGGAACCAGCGCAATGCATCCGACGCCTATCTGGATAACATTCGCCGGATCCTGCATACCTTCTTCCAGTGGTGCGTCGACAATGAGTATCTGATCCGAAACCCCTGCGCAACAGTTGAGCACGTCAAATTCCAGCCGAAGGAACGTGAGCCGTTCACAGCCTACGAGCTGGAGCTTCTCCGCTGGAACTGTAAAACGCTGCGTGAAAAGGCGATGATCGACCTCTTCTTTTCCACAGGCGTCCGGCTCAGTGAATTTTCCGATATCTGCCGACAGGATGTTGACTGGATCCGGCGCTCCGTCGTGATCCGTCACGGCAAGGGAGACAAGCGTCGCGTTGTCTTCTTCAACGCGGAAGCCGAACTGTCGCTGCGGAAATACCTCGAATCCCGCAACGATGACAACGATGCGCTGTTTGTCACAGTCAGGAACCCACACCACAAGCTCGGCCCGAAAGCAATCGAGAACGAAATCGCAAAAATCGCGAAACGTGCGGAGCTTCATGCATTCCCGCATCGGCTCCGGCACACGTTCGCAACTTTGGGGCTTAAAAGCGGCATATCTCTTGAAAATCTTCAGGCGTTGATGGGACATTCCAAGCCTGAGACAACGTTAATCTACGCCAAGATCGACACCACCCGGCTCCAGATTGAGCATGACCGTGTATACGCCTGATTACTCAGCCGGTTCGGGTTCGGGTTCCGGTTTCATCCACTGCTCATGCATCAGCACAAGCTCGCTCAGAGCTTCCGTAATCATGCAGGAAACGAAGTCCGTCTCCGGGTTCTGCCCGTAGGCATAGGCTCCAAGATACGCATGATAGCTCTGCTTTGCGGCTTCGTAGGTGTCCTTGACTACGATGCCCTTGTCAAAGGCTCCGTTGGTCCGCTTGATCTGGTGAAGGAAATACTTGTTTTCCATTTGGTTGAAACCTCTCTTTCTTTATTTTCATCCGGCTCTGCCGGGTGATTTTTATTTGTTTTTGTGGGTCTGTTACTTCGTTAAACAGCAATTTTAAGATTTTCTTTTTGCCGTATCCTCATTCTTTAACTTCCTTTTTTATATCATATATGCGATTACTTTTGAATATAATTGACTCTAAACCTTACTGCGGTTGACGCTAGTTTCTGAACGTTATCATTTATGCACTTTGCAGAATACCTATCTGCATTATTAGCACCATAAGGAATAATCGCATACCAAGATGTATAATAACCAGTCGTATTTCTATCCGGAGAACATGAAACGAGTGCATATGATATGGTTGATAAATTTATGGAAATATCGCCATCAGAATCCGTTGTGCCTTCTACAATCATTGTTTGAATTTTATTTGCTTTATTGCTGTTTAACGTATCAACATCAGCTTTCAGGGCATTAAGTCCACCGGCGCTGTCGGCGGTCAGATTGGAGGTCGACAGGGTGGCATTCGTGCCGATTGCTTCCGTTGCTCTATACAGTCCCTCCGCCAGGGATCCATGGTTTTTCACATAAACAAACTGCCCGGAGGCAATCGCCGCGTGGGTGTTTCCGTTCGCCACGATGGCCAGACCGTCCTGCACGTTTGCAATTGCCGGGATCTGGTCGGCCGTCTTCCACGACGCGTCAAAGTTTGTGGATCCATTTTTGACCAATACCTGATTTGCAGAACCGCCTGTCGGGACTCCGGGGCCTACCACATGACCAAGATTAACCTGTGCCATAATTATCTCCTCCTTATACGGTATAGATCAGATCGCCGCTGCTGTTGATTGACAACGCTGGCGGTTCCGTGCTATATGTACATATCAAATCACCGTTGTCATTGATCGACATTGTGAATAATCCGGCATCAACGGACGCTATAATACCGTCACGCCCATCTCGTCCACGTGGGATGCCGAAATGTACATGCTTATGACCACCAACCTCTGTGACCGCTGCAGACGCTGATGCTGCAGAATCAAGGCTTTCCGCGTCAGCTGTCATCCGGTCGATCTTGTTTGCCGCTGTGTTTGCCGTACTCGCTGCCGTATTTGCATTGCTGGCGGCTGTGTTCGCAGCAGTCGCCTTGCTGTTCGCATTGGACGCCGCGGTGTTCGCTGCGGTCGTCGCAGCTTCGCAGGCTGCGATCTTCGCCAGCAGCTCATCAATGGACGGGATCACATGCCCGGGATCGACAATCGTGTCCGTTGTCGATCTATACACGTTGCTGGTCACTGCCCCGACCGTTAGAGTGCCTACTTTGACAACAACGCTCAGGCGGCCTACTACGGTATAGCAGCTCTCAGGCAGGATCACTGATGCCTTGTTTCCGCTCAGCGTGCCGTCAATGATCACGGTTGCGCCGTCCTCCCGGATAGCGTATCCATGAACCGCTCCGGTGATCTGTGCCGCCTGTCCGTTGTCGTAGATCTCCACGCCGATCAGGTTTGCAGCGCTGTCCGCACTGAACACATTACCGTCCAGCGGATGCACCTTTACCGGCTTTTTCAGATCACATTTCAGCCAGGTTTCAATCCGTGCCAATTCCATCACCTTCCATTCCAACAAATTCAATGATTCCATCCAGCGCCCCGACATCCTCGCCAGATATCCGGATGCCTTCAATCGCATGAATTCTAATCGGCTTGTAGTCGATCTCAAACTCCGAGTCATTCAACGCTTTGCGCTCTGCCCGGTACTTGTTCGCCGTTTCCACGTCCGCAAATGTAATGCGGCCGTTTCCGTTGTCCTCATACTTGTAATGGGCCAGAATCTTTTCTTCCTCCTGCTGCATGAATTCCGCAGCTGTCTCGAACGTCTTTTTCAGTTCGAACACCCGCCGGGCAGTGGTCGTGCTTGTGTCCTGACGGTTGATCTTCCTCAGTGCCTCCAGTGCGTCAATAGCTTTCCCAAGTTTCATGGTTTTTCCTCCTGACATTTTTACTGGATCGGATTCACACCGCCCAGCGATTATTCTACAAAGCCGTCCTTTACTTTGGATCTGGCAATGTATACGCATCAGCCCTTGTGACATGGAACCACCCTGCTCCAATGCTTCTCCCGTTCGCATCATAGTGTGTTACAGTACCTGTTGTACTATCGTTTAACGTGTATCTTTGAACTGGTACTGCGGCATTTCGGCAGTTATTCCATCCAGCATCAGCCGCTTCTGTAGCATTAAATGTTTCGGATACCGATATCAGTTTCCCGTTCGTCAAAAGGCCAGAAAATTCAAGAGTGTAGGCCGTGCCGACTCCGAATGTCGATGTTGCAGTGAGCGAATATACACTCGACAGGTCAACGGAGTCGGCTGTATTAAAATTTATGCTCGTACCGTTGTAAAGCTCAATCGTGACTGCACCGCCTGTATTAGTCAGCGTTTTGACCGTCTGGCTCAGTCGCCAGAGTGGCTGCGAGGAAAGGTTGATCTCCGTGGGTCGTCCATTTTCATCCACCGAAATAAACTTTTTCGCTGTTACTGTTCCGTTTTGGTCTACGCTGAAATTGCTGGATGCCACATCGATATATCCTCCGGACACCAGCTTCAGGTACTTGCTTCCAGATATCTCAATGCCGTTCGCTTCGATGGAAATGCCAGACTTGACGCCATAATAATTGTTGGTTACCCACGCCTGAATGCTTTCTGCCGTCGTTGTAATGGATGCTGACAGCGCGTTTTCTGCTCCCTGCGCTCTGGTAACCTCTGCCGTAATGCTTTCAGCGTTGACAGATATACGCCCAGATAACTCCCCCTCGGCTGTCGTTGCCCTGGTCACCTCAGCAGTGATGTTGTCAGCATTGACGCTAATCCTGCCGGACAAGGTGCTTTCTGCACCCTGTGCCCTGGTCACCTCAGCAGTAATGTTGTCAGCGTTTACGCTGATCCTGCCGGACAAATCCCCCTCTGCGCCTTTGGCCCTGGTCACCTCAGCAGTGATGTTGTCAGCATTGACGCTAATCCTGCCGGACAAGGCGCTTTCTGCACCCTGTGCCCTGGTCACCTCAGCAGTGATGTTGTCAGCATTTACGCTGATCCTGCCGGACAATGTGCTTTCTGCACCCTGCGCCCTGGTCACCTCAGCAGTAATGTTGTCAGCGTTGACGGAAATGCGACCGGAGAGTGTTCCTTCAGCAGCGGACGCTCTTGTAACCTCTGCAGTAATGTTGTCAGCATTCACGCTGATTCGTCCGGAAAGTTCGCCTTCTGCTGCCGTTGCACGTGTGACTTCGGCAGTGACCGCAGATGCCGTTACATCGATCCGTCCGGAAAGCGTCCCTTCGGACTCCGTTGCCCGTGTAACTTCTGCGCTGATAGATTCAGCATTCTGTGTAATGCGGCTGTATAAGGTTTCCTGCTGTCCAAGGCTGTTAACGCCGGTTTTCTGGTACAGAACAGTCAGCGATTCGTCCGTTTCCTCGATGCTGTGGGAAAGCTCGTACTCCGCGCCCTGCGCCCGCTCCTTTTCCGCGGCCAGCGCAGTTTCCTGTTTGATCTTTACAACTTCGGAATACTCTGCACTTCCGCCAGCTCCATTCGTTTCGGCGTTCTGCCTCTGAATGAAATCGACAATCGTCTCGTTCCCCTGGGACAGCGTCAGCGTCACATTCATCGGATCGCCGTATACGTCGTTCCAGGTCCGGCTGATGATGTTCTCATCGATCACCACACCGTGCGCCGGGATGGCCAGCCGGTACATCGCGCCGATGGCCGTCCTGTCCAGCGTTTCGCCTGTGATCGCGAAAAACTCCTGGGCGTCGATTGTGATCGTGTAAATCGGTTTCTTATGCCTGGCCAGATAGGAAGACGCAACGATCTGCGCCTGTGTCTGCGTATATTCCCGGTCGCTCAGCTTCGTTTCAATGATGCCGTACAGACTGACCGTGTCGGCATCCATGTATCCGCCCGGCAGGCCCTCCAGCCATACGCGGGTATACAGCTGACTGTCGTCCTTCTTCACGCTGGCGCTGATCACGTTCCTGGACAGCCGGCCCTCCGCCGAAACGGTGGAGTCCTTCAGCTTGACCCCCAGCGTCCACGGTGTCGTGCTGAAATCATATGTCAGCATCGCGCCGTCCACCTGTTCGATCAGTCCGTTGATCGTCTGCAGCAGATTGGCATACCGGCAGGAAAGGATCACGTTTCCGGATGCCTGGACAGTCCCCAGCTGCCACCGGCTGCCGCCGTAAAATGCAAAAATCCGCTGCATCGCGGCTGCCAGTGTCATTTCCGTCTGTTCGATCTCCGCCCGGACCAGCCAGTCGCCGATCTCGCATACCCCGTGTTCCAGGCTGATGCTGTTCCGATCGCCGCCGTAGCTGATCTCCGGCGCCCGCGTCCGGTATACGCCTGCGCTGCCGTTGGCGTTGAAAAGCTCGATGTAGGTTCTCTCCGGAACGACATCCTCCGCCATGATGTCCATCGTGGCCGTTGACAGCGGAATGATGTTTTCCGTGATCTGCACCCGAATCGGATGCAGACGCCGGACTTCCTGCCCGCTGCTGTCCAGCACCTTCGGAAGGTTCGGCTTTTTCATAGCCACAGCCCCCTTGCCGTAAATGTAACATTGACGTTTCCGTCAGCCACATATCCAAATGTGTTGATCTTCCCGCACACCGCCAGCAGATCATCATTAGACGCGGCTGTCCGCTTGTTCAGCGCGGAAGCGCTGCCGACCGTGATTTTCTGGATCATGTGATCGTCGTAATAGATCCGCAGCGGATTGGCTGCCGTCGCGCCCAGGTTCAGGAAGCGGATCATCGTTTCCCCGACCGTCAGCGTGATCGTGTTCACCGTCCCGGATGCAGGCGTCACCGTCACCTCGACATATGCCCTGCCGGTGTTCCCTGGGACGAAAAGGTTTCCTTCCTTGCTTGTGCCGCTTAGTGACAGCACGCTCGGAATTTTCTCTTCCCAGAATGGCTGCTCGTAAGCGGTAAACCGGGCGGTAATTTCCTCCGCCCGGTTCATCACTTCTCCGATCTTCGGCACTTCCGTGCATACGCAACGCAGCTGCTGGCCGCGCCGGTCGCTGGTCTGCAGAATGGATCCATTCGCCCATCCGGCGATCTTCTGGCAAACCTCCTGCCGTTCTGCGATGCTGCCAGCATTGATGATGAACGAGATCTCCGTCGATGCTTCCCGCATCCGGCGGTCAATCAGCGTTTCCCCGTGCCGGTTCGCCAGCGCCGCCGTCCGGGTATCCGCCTGGGCAGGAGAATGCTCAATGCCCGTGATATAGATCCCTCTGTGGATCGCCGTCAGCGGTTCCCCGTCCATGTACGCCTCCAGCCTGTCGATCACGTTTGTCATGTCGCAAACCTCCTCGCCCCGATGGCGTTACCCAGATTCCTGCTCACCTCATTCGATACCAGGCGACCGTCCATATAAACCGGGATAGTCGCGTTCTGGATGCCTTCCTGTACCGCTGCCGCGATGTTCTGCAGGATCCCGTTGACACCGGCCAGGCCTCCGCCTGCCTGGCTGCCCGCGTTCATCCTGCCGACTCTGCGGCCCTGAGCCATCAGCGTGTCCGCCATGTTCACACTTGCCATATTCCCGGCCATCTCCGTCATGGCATCCGTGACCATGCCGCTGCTCTGCTCGATACCGGCCGCGATGCCCGCCGGGATCCACTGGCCGACCTGATCCTGCATGACCTTTGACGGCGATGCAATGCCCAGTGCGTTCTTTGCCGCTGCCAGCGCATTGCGGGCCACCGTGCGCATATGGTTATACAGCGCACCGGATCTGGCGCTGATTCCGCTGATGATGCCGCTGATGATGTCGCTTCCGACACTGTTCCAGCCGCTGGTGAAGAAGCTCTTCCCGGTTTCCGCTGCTGTCTTCATCGGTTCCGTGAACTGACCCGCGTTTTTGCTGACGGCCATGCCCATGTTGACGATGATGTTTTCGCCGTGACGACCCCAGTCAACGCCGGTGACCTTCGCCGCGCCGTTATCCATTGCCCCCTGCATCGCGTTGGTGAACGTGATGGCGTTCGTATTCACGCCGCTGCCGATGCCGCTGATCAGCGTGCTGCCGACGCCCTTCCAGTCGTAAGTCTCGAACTGTCTGGCACCCGCTGCAGCGATCAGCAGCATGATTATGTTCAGCACGCCGATCTGACTCATCGCTCCGGCACTGATCCTGTTGATTACATTGGAGCCAGTTCCGTTGAAATCGTATGAATCAAACGGCGTATACACCTTGGAAACAAGATCATCGACCGCACCGGACATGGAAGCGATCTCGTCCGCATCCTGCAGGCCGGTCGTGATGCCCATTACGCACCCGGATCCGATGCCCTGCATGTCGACGGTTCCCAGATCGTTTTTGAGTCCGTCTGCAATGGCTTTGCTGATATTTTTGGCCGCGGTTTCGGCGTCCTTTTTTGCGCCTTCGACAGCTGTTTTCAGCTCTTCCAGATTCTTCTTCAGCTCTTCAACCTGGGTTTTCAATTCATCGCCGCTAAGCAGTTTTTTCACTGCGCTTCCAAAACCTTCGGCGATATCGCCAACGCCTTTCCCCAAACCCGCAGCAGCGTCACCGGCACCGCCAAGCAGACCGCCCACGAAACCGGTGAGTCCGCTCCAGACGTCGCCCAGGCCGCCGGAAATCGCCTTCCCAACTTCGGCCCACGGAATTGCTTCAATGAGCTTTTTGCCCGCTTCAAAAGGCGCTTTCAGGAAGCTTCCGGCAGCGTCAATTGTTCCGGAAACTCCGTTGCCGATCTTTGTACCAAGATCTGTCCAGTCAATCGCAGAAACGAGTCCCTTTGCCGCCTTGAATGGCGCTTCAAGGAATGCACCTGCAGCATCAATAACCGTGTTGACACCGCCGCCGATCTTGGTCCCAAGATCATCCCATTTGATGGCCTCAACCAGTGATTTGGCTGCAGTGAAACAACCCTCAAGGAACTTTCCACCAGTATCAACAACACCGTTGACGCCATTTGCTATGGTTGTTCCGATATCATCCCATTTGATTTTCTCAATCAAGGATTTGGCAGCAGTGAAACATCCCTCAAGGAATTTGCCAGCAACATCAATCGTAGAGTTTACGCCCTGGCCGATTTTTTCTCCAAGATCATCCCATTTGATGGTCTCAACCAGTTTCTTTCCTGCAGTGAAACATCCCTCAAGGAACTTTCCGCCGACATCGATAACGCCGTTAACTCCGTTCCCGATGGTCGTCCCAAGGTTAGACCAGTTAACCTTCTCGACCAGCGCTTTTCCGGCTTTAAATGCACCTTCAAGGAATTTACCAGCCGTGTCGATCGCACCGGTAACGCCATTCAGGATGGAATTACCGATGTCACCCCAGCTGATGTTTGTATCATCGGCAACCGCATCCTTCGCAGGAGAAAAAATATCGATAAGGAATTGTCCAGCGCCGTCAAGGAAACTGGTGACTCCTCCAAGAATCGCTTTGCCGATACTTCCGAAATCGACACCGCCCTCACCGCCGACCGCACCGACCGCCGTTTTAAACAGCTTGCTCAGCCAGTCGCCAGCGGTGGTGATGACGCTCGTTACGCCGTTCCAGATCGCCTTGCCGATGGACCCGAAATCAATCTCTCCGTTCGCCACGCCGGTGATCGCGCCGCCGACCAGCTCAATCAGCTTCGTTCCCAGCGTCCCCAGCGCGCCGATGATCCCGTTGATGATCGTTGTCCCCAGGCCGATCCAGTCCACCTGTGCCAGGCTGTCGATCAATCCGGCGCCAAAGTCAATCAGGCTGCCCATCATCTGCGGAAGATTCTGGCCGATCCCGCGGATCGCGTTTTCGATCCAGCCCAGCAGCTTTCCGCCGATGTCTCCGGCATTCTGCAGCATCTGGTCAAAGCTGGCCGTGATGTCTCCGCCCTGGAACAGCGTGGTCATGAAGTTCTTGGCACTTTCCTTCAGCTTGTTCATGCTTGTGCCGAAGGTGTCCGCCATCTTCCCGTAGGCGTCGCCAACAACGTCGGCCTCGGTACTCATGGCCTCCAGGTTCTCGTTGAACTTCTCAACGTCTGCGGCGATCGTCATGGCCGCGTTGCCGGCTTCAACGCTGCCCCACAGGTCGACCATGCTCTTGCCGCTCTTATCGGCATAGCTCTGCATCAGACCGAACACATCGCCCAGGTTTGCACCGCTGGAAATGGCCTGCTGGAAGGACATGTTGGCATACTTCGTTCCCGCTGCCGCCTTCCGGAAAGACTTATCCGCTGCCGTGCCTGTTTTGCTCAGCTCTGTCATGGCAGCACGCAGCTGCGTTGTTGCCTGTGCCGTTGGCACGCCATTCGCGGTCATCTGAGCCAGTGCCGCGCCGACCTGGTCAAAGCCGACGCCTGCCGCCGCCGCAGTCGGTGTCACGTTGGCCAGGCTCGCGCCCAGCTCGCCAACCGTCGTAATACCAAGGTTCTGAGTCTGAATCAGAACCTTCTGAATGTCCTCGATGCTTCCGGCAGCGTCACCGTAAGCGTTCATCGTCTTCGCGGTCGCGCTCAGGGCCGTGTCGATGTCGGTAAAACCGGCAACAGCCAGCTTTGCGCTGCCTTCCAGCATCCCGGTCAGGTTTTCCATCGATACACCGGCGGATTCAGCACTGTAGGCCGCCTCCGCCAGTGTGGTCGCGCCCAGTCCGTAGGCACTGGACAAGTTCAGTATGTCTGTCTGAAGCCCGCTGAAATTGTCCCCCGTATACAGCGTGCTGACCTTCGCCATACTGGTTTCAAACTCACTGGCGTCGCCGATCGCGTCGGAAATCATTTTCCCGATTCCCAGCCCCACCAGTGTTTTTTTAAGCGTTCCACCCAGCGAGGCCGCCAGCGACTTTCCGGACGATTTGCCGGCAGAATCCGCTTCACCGCCCAGCGCTTCGGATATGGATCCGCCGATGCCCTTCGCAGAAGGAATGATCTGCACGTATGCTTTCGCCAGTTCGGTCGCCATTTATTTCACCCCGCTTTTAACGCGTTCTCTCTCGCCTTTTTCAACGCCGCTTCGAATTCCTCCGGCGTGTTGTATGCTTCAACCTTATCGTCTTTGTTCTGTTCCTTTGTCAGCCTGGCGAGGATGGATTCAGGCCTGTTCCTCCGCTTCGCGCCGTCCTCGCTCTGCATCCAGACCAGCAATGCCAGCCGATCCACCGCCGCGGCGATCAGCGCCGTCGCCGTCGGGATCTTCATCCCGCTCGCCCGCATTTTGCTCCTGGATTCATCCCGGAGGCCTGCAGAAAGCGCTGCCGCGGTTTTAAGCGGCAGCGCCCTGTAGTCCGTTATTCCGTATGTCTCCGCGAGGTCACAGATCAGATCCGTCTCGCTGGCCTCGATCATGCCCGCCAGGATGATCAGTTTTTTCCCTGTTCTCCCAGCTTGTCGAAGATCTCCTTCATGGCCTTCACCACGGCGCTGACCGGTGTCACACCATCAACCCGCAGATGCTCATACAGTTTTTTCTTTTCCTCCGGTTCAACCAGGCGGCTCAGTACGCGGCTGATCGCGTATCCGTTGCCCTCGTCCAGTTCGACCAGGTCGTCAAGCAGCTCCATGTTATCCAGTGCGTTGTCCTTCACCTTCAGGTTCAGGCCGCTGTCCAGTCGGATGTTCTTCATGGTTTCCTCCTCCTAACAAATGGACCGCCTGCGATCAGGCGGTCATATATTCGTAATGGGTGTTGCCGCTGGCGTCCGGCATCGCGGTGATGGTCACCTCATAGCCGACTGCCTCGTCGTCCTTGTAGGTGATCTCGCCCAGCTCGGTGATCTTTCCGTCCGGGATCACGATCCGCTTCACCTTGCCGCCGCGCATGATCATTTCCACGACCCACGCGCATTCCGGCTGTTCCTTGCTGTTGGCGCTGATCGCGATCTTCTTGGGATCGTTGCCGGTGGCCGCGGTCACAGCGACGTTGTCATCACCGTAGACCGCCTTCAGCACGTCCTCGTTCAGCACCTCGATCATGGTGAAGCCGAAGGTGTCCGTCTTGCCGGTCTGAATGGACAGCACGGTGTCGCCGCCCCAGGCCTTGATGTCCTCGGATTCGGGGCTGTTGTTGTTGGTCAGGCCGTCTTCGGAGATGTAGCCCAGGGCCTTGAAATCAGCGCTCAGGGCGGTACTTTCATCCGTCGGCAGCTGCAGCGCGGCCGTCAGAGGCGCGCGGAAAATGGCTCCGCCGATCTTCGGCTTGCCGGTGGAAACATTGGTCACTACGTTGCTCATGTGTTTCATGCTCCTTCCATATAGGTAATGTCGAATACCGCCTGATAGCGGTACTGTTTGGATTCCTCATCCGTGAAATTGTACGATGTGTTCAGCTTGCAGCGGCTGACGTTCGGAACCGTGATCAGGTATTTCATCGCGCCCTCCATCACGTGATCCATCTCCGCCGCCCGCAGCAGCGAAACGGAGGAAATGGACTGCACGACAACGGTCGCGCTCTGGATTTGGTTCTCCTCGCTCTTTCCGGTCCGCTCCACAATGTAGTATTCCTCCGGCAGCTCGATCGGCCGTTCGGCATACACATTTTCCGTGTTCAGCGAATTCATCAGAAACAGGATCACGACCTTCTCAATCAGTGTGATCGGTTCGTTCATCATTTCACCGCCTTCAGCAGGGTATTGTTCTTCAGGTTGTCCCGCAGCGCTTCCCTGGTCGCGCAGTAAACGGACGCATTCACGCGGTTCGTTCCGGTATAGCTGGATACGGAGTAACCGCCGTCCGCGCCCATCCCGTTGGCCCGCTGCGCGATCCCCTGCGCCAGCTCCGTGCAGAGCCCATTCATCTCCGGAGATCTGAGAAGTTCCCGAACGCCATCGCTGTTCAACTCTACCCGAATTTTACCCGACACGTTCCACCAGCACCTTCCTGTTCCAGTCCAGCGGGATCATGTCCTCAATCCCAATGGTGCTGAAACCGATCGTCTTCCAGCGAACGCCGAAAAATTCGACCTCCGCGTCTTCCCATGTATTCGTGTCCACTTTCGGGATTGCGAGCTGATACTTTACCTTCTTGCCGTTCAGGCTCAGTTCGTTGATGATTTCGTCCCCGGTCTGGCTCAGCGGAGCAACCAACACATTATCAACCGGCGTGATTACATCGGTTACAACATCTCGGTTGAACGCGTCCTTCCCTGTAACCTGTTTGGTAATCAGGTTAATGGTTATCCCCTTCAGCAGGCTCGCCATAGAAGTCAATCACCCCAATCCGCTGCCGCCTGAGTCCAAGCCTGGCAAGCTCGCTCTTCTTGATGAAGAGTCCGCCGCCCGGGACCAGGTAGGTGCCGGAAACGCTGTAGCCCAGAGCACTCTGGGAAAACTGCGAAACCGGCTCCTGGTTCGTGCTGGTCATCAGGGTCCGCGCCACCACGTCCACCGTCACGGATTTGGCAACCTCTGCCAGATCCGGATCGGCATCGATCATTCCGTCCAGGTCTTTTCCGACCTTTGCGGCCTCCTGCCGCAGACTGGAACAGACGACAGGGATCAGATTTTCGGCGCGGGTCTGTTCCGCGGCAGACAGCGTGCGCCAAAGATCCTGCACGTCCTGCACGGTTGCGTAGTCAGCCATCAGGCATCAGCCCCTTTTTTGACGGCCTTCTTTTGGGCCGCCTTTGCGGGTGCCTTTTCAGCCTTCGGTGCTTCCTTCGCTTCCGTGACTTCTTCCCAGTCAGGTCCTTCCAGGCGGCAGGGGACGTCAATCACGACCCCTGTCCGCTTGTTCAGGTATTTCATCAGGTCGTCGCGATCGTCGCGAAGGCGGTGGCATCCAGGATGCCCCAGCCGATGTAGGCTTCGCCGCGGAGGTAGACCTGGTTGTGGCCCTTCAGGTCGCCGGCAGTCGCGTCATTGTCGGGGTTGCCGTACTGGATGACTTCCATCGGCAGCTCCTTCGCGATGCCCCACTTGAAGTAATTGGCGAAATCGCCGATCACGGCGCGGGTCTTCGCGCTGTTGTATTCCACGGTGGGTCCGTTGAACTCAGTCCGCAGGCCGTTCAGGCTGCTGGGACGTCCGCCCCAGGCGAGTTCGGGGAACACGGGCCGGGTGTCGCTGTCAACCATGGCAGCCAGGGCAGCACGGATCGTGGAGCCCATCACGGCGCCGGAGGCTTCATGATCATACGCATTGATGCCGGCGATCGCAGCGTCCACATTTTGGTAAGCGGTGGAGCTGGATCCCAGGTAGGTGATCTTGGTGCCGGCCGCATAGTCGAAATAGTTGTTGCCGATCGTTCCGCTGGCAGCCAGGCCGGTCCGCGGATTAACGCCGTGCATGGCCATGATGTCGAAGCCCTTGGCCAGTTTCACAGCCCAGCCCTCGGAGAAGGCACGCAGGATATCCAGGGCAACTTCTTCGGAGCCGTACAGGAATTCATCGGAAACACGCATGCCGTACTCAACCTTGATGGGCTGAATGGTCACGGCACCAACCTGGCCGCCGCCGGCAGACTTCGCGCCGGCTTCAGCGACGACGTCGATTTCGTTGTCCATGTTGAAGGTGAAGGTTTTGGAGCCGTTGAAGGGGATGGGGCTCTGTCCGCACAGGGCAGCCAGGGCGCTCTTACCTTTGACCATGTTCATCAGGCCGGCAACGACCTCCGGGGGGAAAAGGGATCCGCGAGCAATCGCATTCGCAGTGTTCGGAAGACTCATTTGTGTTTACCTCCTAATTATGTTTCAGATTCGTCTGTTTTTAATCTTCTTGTCTGACCTTCTTCAGCAGGTCTTTCAGGGCTGCGTCCTTTCCGTCGTTCGCGCCTTCTCCGCTGGGCCTGTACATCGGGGCCGGCGCCTGCTGGGTCTTCAGCAGTTTCGCCAGGTTCTCCGCGTCCGCCCTCATGGCGTCTTCGTCCGCGCCGGAAAGACGGTCAGCAAGCTCGGCCGGAAGTCCTGCTTCCCGGGCAATTCGCGTTTTTACCGAGGCGGTCTCGTACTCCCGGACTTTTGCTTCCAGCTCTGTGATCCTGCCGGTCTGGCCGTTCAGGGTTTCGATCTGCTTGTTCAGATCTGCAATGGTAGACTCAAATCCGGTGATCTTTTCATCTCTCTCCGTGATCTGGGTCTGGAATTTGCCGGTAATCGTGTCCCGCTCCCGCTGCAGCCTGGATGCGAGCACTCTGTCCAGCTCTTCCTGGGTGTTGATCGGTGTGAATTCTCCCATGTTGTGCCTCCTCCCACTTAACCCGGTGGTATCGGTCTGTATTTACTGACGCTTTTACGCGTTAGTAGCTGATTTTCTGCCGCACAGTCTTGGATTTTTTCCCGCAGATCCATTGTGCGAGGATCATGCTGTCCATCAGGGCGATGTCGTACGCGTCGTTGATTGACCGGAAGCCGAAGCCTCCGTTTGATCCGATCGCCCGCTTCTCGCAGTTCGCCACGCTGTTCGTCATGGACGGCTGCCCGGAGTGGCACAGTTCCTTCGCTGCGAGCCGTGTCATAAAGGTCGCGTTTGCCTCGATGACCTCGGTTACTCTCGGCATCATTGACCTGGACAGTTTCGCGTCCCGCATGGCTTCTTTCAGGAGCTGTTGGCCGTTTGCACCGTCAATCACGACTGTCGCGTACTCGACCCGCTTCAGGAATTCGATTATCCAGTCCGTCCCGTCGCGGAACGGCCTGCAATCGATACCCTCAACAAAGATCTTCCCGTCCTCTGTCTGGATCGCGATGCTCATCGCAACGCTGTCGGTTTTTGAGTACTTGACGCCGACAAAAATCGAACCGCTGAGCTCCGGTTTCCCGTTGCACTGCAATTCGTCCCATTCCGCGCGGCTGACCGCGCTCTTCAGGTTGTACCGGATCCAGTAGCCGAGCCGCTGAATGTTAAAATCCAGTTCGTTCCCGCCGATCTCCGCCTTGATGGCGCGTTCCGTCAGGATGGAACCCAGGCTTGGGTTGCATTCATACCAGGCGTCAACGTCCGTCTGCTTGTGGATTTCGTCCACTGACCATTCAGCCCAGCCTGTGTCCTCCATCCCATCCTTCAGGATCTTGTCACGCATGTGCATGAACACGGTCCCGCTGGATTCTGTTGTTGGCGGAGTCCCGCAGAACAGCGTCTGAGGGTTTTGCGACGCGGAAACGACGTATTTCAGCGAGGTTTCCTGGTCATCCGTGTATTCCTGGGCCTCGTCAATGATCATCAGGTCGAAGCCCTCGCCGAGTCCGCCCTTGCTCGTGCGTGTCCGAAAATGGATCACGCCGCCGGTCTCCTTGCACCGGATCGTCTCCTGTCCAAGTGCTCCGGAATCCTTGTGCGGGATATCGGCGTCGTCCAGCAGATCCTTCAGGCGTTCCCAGGCGCTCCGGCTTGTTGTTGTGCGGTGGGCTGTGTGAAGGATGTTTTCACCATTCTTCAGCCCCCACAGTTCACGCATGCTGACAACTTCATTCTTGCCGTTTCGGCGAGGGACCGCGTATCCGAATTTGCTGTGTGTCCACAGTCCGTCAGGATTCTGCGCCATGATGTCGCGGATAAGCAGCTGCTGCCACTCCATCGCCGTCCGGTCTGTCGACTCGTAAAGTTTTACCGCTTCATCTCCAAGACTGTTCTGATACGGCAGCACCACGCTGGTTGTAGGAATCTGGCGGCCTCTCCGGACCTCCATCCTCTGCTACCTCCTCGGTGTGCTATATAAAAGGCGGAAAGCAACAAAAAAAGAAGGAACTTTTCCCTCCTTTCATCGCAAAATGATGCTGTCCCGCGCTTTTATCCTGTTATTTGACCCGCCTGCGCTTGGATCCGCGCGGGTCGTAGATGATCTGGCAGTGGCAGTTATTATGCCTCCGCCATACGTCGTTGTTCCTGTTCCGGACGTCTTCATAGGGATAGACTCCGGCCAGGGCGCTGCACCATTTGCAGCACTTGCCGTCCGCGATCCGCTGCACAAACACCGTCAGCCCGGCGTCGCTCTGGAAGTCTGCGTTTTCTCGGACAAAGTCATCCACATGTCCCTCCAGGAAGTTTTCGACCTGGTCCAGAAACTGCTCTTCATTCCCGGCAAATGTCTCCGTGTTGCAAATCCCGGTGATGATGCCGTCAATCTGATCCTGGTTCAGCTCCGGCGTGATCGCGTTCATTCCGATGCCGGCCTCCCGGTTCAGATCCTCCTGGATCCGCGCCGCAATAGCCCCGACATCCGCGCCGGCCCGGGTCATCGGCTGCTGAACCAGCACCTCCGCGGCGGCCCGGTACAGTTTCCCGTCTGTCAGCGCCTCCGGAAGATATTCCCGGAAGATGTCCGTCAGGATCCTGCCGATCTCCTGCGCATAGTTCTCCGCATCAGCGTATGTCGCGGCGTGCCGTTTCAGCTTCGATTCGATGATCTGCATCTGCCGGATGTTATCCGTCATCACACCGTACTTCCGGATGATTTTCCGCAGGATTTCGTCATAATTCATGCGATCTCATCACCTCAGATTCCGGTCAGTTCATGCAGCTTGTCTTCGGTGAAGTAGTCCGGGAAGCTCTGCTGGATCTTGATGGCCGCATCGCCGATGCCGGAAAGCTGCGTGGCGTCCGGCTCGAATACCGGCTCCCACCGCGCCCTGGTCTGATAAAACTGCTTCCTGGCATACGGGAAATCATCCCGCACGCATGCCGCCAGATAACCGACATTCAGCAAACCGGTGCCGAAGTTCCGCTGCGCCTTCCGCGCCGTCAGCCGCATGTTCTCATGGCTGGCCCGGATCGCTTCCGCGCTGCTCGGATTCTCTCCAACAAATCCGAGGTCGTCCAGGGTGAGCCCGGTTTCGCCGGCGAACAGACTGGCGTAGATCTTCAGCTGCTCCATGTGCGGCGTCATGCTCTGGGTCGTGAACTGTCCCAGAATCGGATGGTTCCCGTCGTCGTCATTTGTGAACTGCAGCATGCTGGAAATGGTTGCCTGCCATTTGTCCATCAGTTCTGCGTCCTGGCTGAGGCCAGTGATGTACTTCTGCGGGAAGGAATAGAACTCCGCCGTTACTTCTGTCCGTTTCAGTGTCCGGAGCGCCGCCTGCTGGATCTCCATGCAGGCACGGGTGATCCGGCTGTGCCCGAACGGTCGCCTGGCATCCGGCCGGAAGATGATCGGCACCAGGAGCGGATACGGCGCAGGATTCGGAATACGCCGAACAGTCTCGCTCCGCAGATCATAGAAGGCGGTTTCCTCCGCGGTGAAGTATGCCTCCATGACCGGCTTTTTCGTCTTCGGATCCCGTTCCAGCACAGCGTATCCTTCCTGCAGCAGGTTCGTGATCGGATCGATGATGCCGGTCGCGTCGTAGCCGTCAATCACCTGCAGCCGCGGGAACCCGTCTTCATCCGGCGAGATGTACACAAAACAGCAGCTGGCGATGCATGCGCTGACGATCGCGCTGTCCACAAACACGTCCCGGCTGTTCATGTCGAAGATTTCATTCAGGTTGAAGTTGTCATCCACGAACTCCGAGAACACCAGCCGGTCCGCCAGGGCGTCCACCGTCTTTGCGCTCCATCCGAGAACCGCCTTCAGGAAGTTCCAGCTACGCGGGATCACGATGTTGAACTCCCGGACGACGTTTTTCATCTCATAATAGTTATATCGAAGGTTCACCCGGCTCTGTTTTTGAGTCAGTTTGCTCTTCAGATAATCAATTCCCTGATACATTTGAGTCAACCTCCGATGCCTTTGTCAGTTCTGTGCGTTTTGTAACATTTTCGTGATAAAATTTTCCCA